ATCGAACTTGTCGGCGGTACGCTGCTCGAGCAACGCCAGGGCCCTTCCGAGCGAAGCGTCGCCAGGGAAATGCCCCTGCCGAGGGAAGGCCCCGCCAGTCCTCATGTGCCCCACCAGTGGCCTCTGGTGAAGCGCATCATGCGGTTCCTGAGGGCCTCAGTGTTGATGCGACGGCCAGGTCCGTCCATCGTGGCAAACTTGAACTTCATCTGGGCTTCCATTTCATCCCTGGAAGCCTGAAGAGCGGCATAAGCTGGCGCTACATTCGCGTCTCGCTGGAGGCAGTACAGACACGCCTCTAGCACCACGAATTCTTCGAAGCCCGCACGGCCGTCGAATGTGTCGTTGTCGCCCACTAGGTCGGCAATCTCCGGCACATACCAGACCTCGTATTGATACGCCGCATCAGCGGCCGGGACGACTTGCGCGATATGCGCTCCGGCGGCATTGGTCCCGACGATGCGGAAGAACATCGGCTGTCCCTTGCCGTTGCCTTGCATCCAGATTGGCGAGTCCTTGAACATGTTCCGTTCGGCTCGCTCGAAGTTGAGCAGCGATACGGTCGACCCGCCGATCACGATATCGATCCCGATGAGCTGATAGAACGCTGTAGGCAACGTGACGTATTGATTTGGCGCCCAGCCAGAAGCGTCGACGGCCTCAGATGTGCCCATCGTCTGAAGACCGGTACGCTGCATGTACCACTCCTGCCCTCCGGCGCCGGTAACGATGGTGATATAACGCTGGATTGCCTGGTTGATAAAGCGGTTCAGGCGAGCGCTGGGAAAGCGTCCGCCTGCACCGCCATCAACGATGTCCGCCTTAGCGCAGACATCTCCTCTCAGCTCTGCGAGAGTTCGCGTTCGGGACATCAGTACCCTTCAGCTTCGGTCGCTTCCTCTCCCGCGGTCTGAGGGCCTTCGCCGGATTCTTCGTCATTACACATTTTGATGAACTCGTGCAGCGCTTCTCCACGAGTATCAGCATCCAATGTATCGTCGAAGATGGTTTGGGCTAAGGCCTTATAGTCTTCGCCCATTCCGCCGGCATCCTTGCCCTTCGGTTTCCCGAAGAGCATGGCGATATCCACTTTCGGCTTATCGGCCATTACGGTCCGCTGCCTCCCTGTGGATTGCCTACAGTGAAGGCAATGTATTCAATGCTCACGCAATCCCCATTTGAGAGGTCCGAGATAGTCCCGGATGCGGTATGCGAATTGAACTGGATGTACCCGGTCGCAATATCCCGCTTGACGGTGTTGAGTTGCCTCGGACCCGTCGTGCAGAGCTCCATCCAGCAATCAATGACCCCGTTAGGCGCCGGCTGGAACTGGAACTCATAGAGACCGGCCGATACCCTGCGAAGGGTAGAGCCCATCTCATTCCGGAAGTAGAGCGGGACCCCGGACGGGACCCCGTTGATTGAGTTGGTCGGCATCGGCAGCCATCCGCTCGGAGCCGGCAGGCCAGTGGCCGAACCGGTTCCAATCGGATTGAGAGGGAGGCCACCCGTCGCAATCGGGAAGGTCGACACCTTGGACCTAGATCCTTGGTGCGCTGCCCGATAGTCGAAGTAGCTTCCTTCTGATGCGGTGCCGAGTGGGCTGTAGTTGGGCATCTATTTATCTCCCGTTGGCACCTCTCAGGCGATCGGAACGAAGCCCGAGAATCCGGGCGCATTGCAGCTCATCTCAGGATACGACTTGAGACGGTACTCATAGTCGTTCGTCGTTCCCTGGCGGAGCAGCGTGAGCCCGTCGACATTGACCGGCGAGATGAGTGGTCCGTACGATCCCAGAACGAAGTTATCCATCCGGAGGATGAACGCCGATCCCTGCGGCATGTACGGGTCGGAGAAGGTCTTGATTTCCTTGCCGCCAGCAATGACGTTGATGTACTTGAAACCGAACTTCGTCTCGTCGTCAGTCAGCGGCCTTTCCCCGCGGTTCTGGCAGCTCAGATTGAGCTTGTGCCAGTCTTCGGGGTGTAGCCATGCCTCGTAGTCACCGCCCTGGGTCATGGCGCGGTAACGGCCTTGCATGTAGGCGCCAAGGAGCTGGAGGCGCTCCTCGATGCCCTTGCCGTTGACATCCGAGACCGGCATCTTGCATCCCGAAAGACGCTGGACGTCGGTCAACGCGCCGCTACGAGTGACGCCCCAGAGGGTTCCGGGAGAGTCGCTTGCAGTGATATACGCCTGTACTCCGTGGAGGAGCAGCGTTCCTGTATTTGCCACAGCATTGCCGAGACGGAACAGGAAGTCGCCCACCACTAGGCCAGTGATGCCGCCGACGCTGTTGAGCGTTACGGTGCCGTTCTTGCGGTCAGCGCTCGAGACGAAGGTCGAACCCGTGCGCGGAGTCGTGCCGGTATTCGTGCCATCGTCCGCACAGGCCATGACGAACTCGTTGACCTCAAAGTTGAAGACGTCTTGAGGCTTGGTGAGCGTGACCGTATTCGAGGAAATCGACGCGACCTGTCCGATAGCGCCACCGCCATTTCGCCAAAGCGAGATGGCAATGTCATTAGCGAACGATTCGTACAGACCCTCAATTTCAGTCTTCTTGTTCTCGAGAAACGCGCCCATGTTGTTACGGGATGCCATGATGACCTTATCGCCGATGAGTGTGCTACCGAAGTAGTTACCCATGGAGATGAGCCACTTGACGCCAGCAACGGCCGATTGAGCCGTCTGCGCATTCGCGAGAGTACCCGCCGAGATGCCCTGCGGGTTCGTGATGAGGATCGGTACGGTCCAGATGTCGCCGGAGACGTCTTCGTTCGTCTTGATGCGAGAGAAGAACGGCTTACCAGCGCGTGTGAGGTCTTCGACTTTTTGCGGATTGAAATAGTTCTTGAGAAACGCGGTGAATCCCGCGATCGTTGAGCCAGCCATATGAGGAACTCCAAAGTATGGAGCCGCTCAGCTTGGCGCTATGTTCGTTCCAAGAACATCGGATCGGTCTTCGCCGCCTCTTCCATCAGGCGCGCGTAATGTCGAACCATGTCCTTTTCAGTTTTGAACGTGTTAGCCCCAGCTTCAGCGGTCCGGTTTTGGGATACTGCAGGGGCGGCTTTCTTAAATTTGCCGTCACTGCTCCTCACACCATTGCGGCTGGTGGCGCCGGACTCGCTATTTCGGCTAGCGGTGCCGTTCGCGGGCTTTTTAGCGGCTGCCCGGTCGCCGATCGCCTTTTTTAGGAAGGCAGAATCCTTGTGGAGTTCGAAGTAATCGCCCCAAGCTTGCCATTTCTCGTAAACGTTCTTCACGAGCTTGGCGGCAGCCTCGGCCGTAGGCAAAACTTCGCCTTCCTTGCCGTGGTGCTCCATCTGAACGGCGTAAATCGAGTTCGGAACGCCGTCAGTTGCCTCAAGCATGCCCTTTAGGGCCTCATCTTCCTCGCCGGAGAGTTCTTCCTCGATGTTGGAGAGCCATTGCTTCTCCATTTCGGCGCGCTCTTGCTGTTGCTGGCGCTGCTGCCAGCCTTTTTGCTGCTCCTCTTGCTGCCGGCGCTCCTCTTCGCGCTCGGCTCTCAGCTTCCGGACCTCCCGATAGATGCCCGGGCTCTGCGCAGCCTTGAGAGCCTCATCCTGGAGAGTCTTCCAGTCTTTGATGGCCGCATTCCCGGTGATTTTTGCGACTGCTTGCGCAATTCCCTCGAAGTCGCCCGCGTCGACAGCCTCGGCTAAGGCCTGATGGGGCGCATACTTCTCGGCAATCCCATTCAGCTTCTGTCGTTCCTGCTGGATGTAGGTCTGGAACTCTTTTTCGCGCGCCTCAGCCTTCTGCCGAAGCTTCATCCGCTCGCGAACCAGATCCCGGACGCCTCCGCCCAGATCCTTTTCCTCAGGCTCGTCCTTCGGCTCTTCCTTGGCCTTTGCCGCCTTCTCCTTGCCCTTAGGAGCGGGTTTCTCTTCCGCTGGAGACGCAGGTTCATCCTCAGCCGGAGGCGCAGCCAGGCCTGCCTTGATGTCCTCCTCGAGGGAGATGCCCCCTATCTCAGCTTGAGCGGCTTCCCACGCGGCGGCTACATCAGCATCCATTGGCGATTATCCTACTTGACATTTGCCGAAGTCGCAAGCGGCGGCACTTCCAGGTCGGGTATGTCGTACATGAGAGCAGCCAGCTTCCGGGTCTCTCGCTCCAGGAATTTCCCCATATTATCTCGGGAATTGAGCTCCACGTCGCATGGCACAGAATAGACCTTCCCGCTCGGCAAAAGCATCTTCAGCTCATCGCCGACAACCACGAATGTCAGCCTGTCATCCCGAAAGAACCGCCGGATGAATGCCTCGTAGTTTTTAGGAACGTTTCTCATGCGGCCAACGGCGCCCCTGATTGAGCCCCTGGAGCAGTCGGCATTGCGGCTCCTGGCGCAGCAATCATGCCTGGAGCCTCGGGACTTCCCATCTGCTGGGGCGCCGGCGCGATGAGCTTATCGAGCTGCTGAATCCAGCGCTCAAGTAGGCCTAGGCAGTATATCGGCGCCTTGTCGCGTCTGGCTTCCCAATATGTCGAGACGGCTAGCCACATAGCTGCTGGCTTATTGATAATGAACGGCTCGGGGGCCTCATAGCCGCCATTATCCTCGAGCTCCGAGTCATCCATAGAATCGAGGTAGCGATCGAAGAGCTCCTCAAGGAATTCGCGCTCTGCCGTCTCGCGATTCATCAGGCCTTCGAGGTCTGGCAGCTGGGCCATCTGAAGGAAAGTCTCGCGATTGATGATTCCGCCCTGATGCAAGTCCTGCGCTATCTGCAGCTGCATTGCCGGATCGCGCCAGAGGGCAGATATCGTCTTGATGCGGATCTCGTACATGTCATCCTCGAGCGACACGTCTTTCCAGTCGAGTTCCTGCAAGAAGCGTTTGCCAGGCCAACGAACGAGGAATCCGTTGTGCTCCTTGGCGACACGCTTCGTGGCCCGCACGATGAGGCGCCCGAGAGTCGCGAAGGATTCCTCGTAGGCTCTAGCCTTGGGCATGAACCGCTGCGAGCCTAGGTCTGTCTCCGCCTCAATGGCGACGGCCGCGGTCAGGCCCTTGCTCTTCGTCGCGCCGGCGGTTTGCATCGAAACGCCGCAGAACTGGAAGTATTTCTGAATATTCCCGTCAATCCACTCGAATTCCTGAGGAGAGACGGGCTGCGTAGGCTCCTCAATGGGCTTTCGAGTGAGGTCTTTGAGGGGGATATGGACTTCACTCTCGCCTCCGACCACAAGATGGTTCGGGTCAAGCGCATCTGGGTCGTAATAAACGCGCCGCGTAGCGCATATTTGCATACGCCGAGCAGCGCCCATCGCCGATTCGTTCAGGATGACGTGCTGTACCTGGTGCGCCTCGATGAGCCCTGTAGCCCAAAAACCTACAGTATCGTACTCCCAGGCGAGCATGACGAACGGGAACTCAGGCTCGAGCCAGTCTTCCTCGAAAAGAATGGCGCCTTCCACACAGATGACATGCTTTCCCGGCATGTCATCGGATAGCGGCAGGCGCCAAGCTTCATTGATTATAAGGGCCTCGATGATCTTCGTGGAATCTGAGCGAGGCTTTTGCGCCGAGAGAATGCCCCGGTAAATCTCTAAGTTTTCCTCATTGTCGACTGGCTCGCCATCGTCGTCGAATTCGACGAAGGTTTCCATGGCGATATCGGTCTCCATCGAATAACGATGGAAGAGATTCTGTGGAGCTCCATAACGAGCCTCACGAGGATCGACGAAGACCTCCCAGGGGAAAACCCGCTCGACGAGAATCTTCTTCCGATTCACATCGGGCGTCACCTTCGCCAGGCCGACCCCGAGCTTTGCCGAGTCGTGGAATACCTCGGTCATCAGCTCCCAGCAATTGGCGTAGCGCCCCTGCCGCTGGGTCATCTGGCCTTCGACGTATTTGTCGGCCTTCTTCGCCTTACGTCGAGCGCGCCAGTCGCCTCCGCTGGTTACGAAGATGGGCTTCGGCTTCTGCCGTCCAGCGATATCCGCCTTCGCCGTGTCGCAAGCCGATCGCGATACGTTGTAGATTGGCGACTCGTAGACTACATCGATGTTGCAGTAATACGAGGCCTCATCAAGCAGCACCGCCCGCCCCTCGTAGTGCCGAAGGGCGGACGTGTATCGTGTGCGCCGGACGCCATCAGACTGCTCTAGAGTCGTGCAAATCGCCGAGACTTGATTCGCAAGCTCGTGCCCCTTGAGCTTCCACCAACGGTTCGTCTGGATGGGGGATGCCGCCACTGAGGCGACAGGCTAGCACGCCTCAGACAGAAAAGTAAACCGTCCCCCGCTTTGCCCCCTTGACTTTGACTTTTCCTGCCTCGACGAGGGGTGCCACGATGGGACCGGCGGAGGTGCCCAGGAGCTTGCCGAGGCGGATGGTGCCGATGCCTTCGGTGCCAGCTTCGTCGATAGCGTCTAGCGCCTTAGTCATAAGCGCGCTTCCCTCGGCGAGGCCTACATTCTTTGGGGTATTGCCCCTTGGGGCCTTCTTCGCCTTAGGCGCCTTCGCTGCAGCCTTTGCGCGGCCCCTTGCCTTCGCGACATTGAACTCACGCATGGCCTTTGCGCCACGTTCGCTAGGGCTGAGCGCAGCCAGCTTTTCCTGGCCCTCCCGAATCATCTCCTCCGCCTCGGCCTTCTGCTTCGCCAGCTCTAGCTCACAGCGGGCCTCGAATCGAAGCTTCCAGGCCGGGTCCGAGAAGAAGAGACGCGCCGCGTCGTCGGGGGATGGGGAATAGTTGACGGAATAGTTTTGAACTGAGGCCGCCGATTGAAGCGCCTGCTGTTCCTGGGTCATCCCCAGCCCCATATTAGCCTGCCCATTGCCGAATTGATTGGATAGAGAATCTTGTTCGAGAGTAGTCATCTGTCGACTATAGCCATTGCAGAGGGCATTACGCAAGCCCCCTCCTGCGCATCCGTCGCAAATGCAATACCTCTAGCTGAGCCTGCTTCTTCCAGCGGGCCTGCTCTGCCCTGAGCGCCTCATCAGGCGATAGCTCCTCAGGGGCCGGGGAGAGCAGCGAACGCGACAGGGCCTTGGCCAGCGCCGGCGCAAAATCCGCGTGGCGACCATCCGGACCGACCGGGAACTCCACGCGGATTGATTGCTGGGTCACGATTTTGCGCACGGAGCATAGATCGGCCTGGAGCTTCTTGTCCGGCGAGAGCTCGAGCGACCCATCAGCCATCATGTCTTTGGCCTTCTTGAATAGCTCGAATTGTTTCTGGCCAGTCAGATCGTATTGAATGAGCGACACGCCACAGTCGTGGGCCATCTCCCGAAGCGTATCGATGCACCACTGGTCCGTCGTAACATGCGTCAGGCCGTAGGGAGCGAGCATGGCGCGCATCTCGGTGAAAACTTCGCGACTCTTGAGTGGCTTGGCCGCCGAGCCCTGCCATTGGTGCGTCATGACCACGCCGTAGCGATTGCCGCCTGAACCTGGTTGCTTCCCGAGGTTCGCAGTGACGACAAGCGCCCAGGCGTTCCCACGGGTTGCCGGGTCCATGCCGGCCGCGTAGTGGAGCCTGCGATTGAACGGCAGAACCAACGGCTCTAGGCGCGTAGCCCGCTTGACCTCGTCCAGCGTGAACATCCCGCCGGCGGCGTCAAGGAACTTGCATTCAACGTCGACCCAGTAAGCGTCGGGGTTCGTCTCGCGGAGCTCGTCGCAGCGCGCCTGCGTCCAATGGGACGGGTTCATCGCATAGGCCGGGGCTCGCACGACGACCAATGCTTTGCTAGGCTTTCCCTCATGCTGCTCGACAAGATTAAACACTGGACCAAATGGCGCCCATGGCGAACCGATCATCAGAATCTGAGCGCCAGGCAGAAGCCGGCCGATGCTGGCTTGCCGCGCGTCATCCAGATTGACGACTCCATCTTCGGCACCGACCATGCGGGGGGCTTCATCAAAGATGACGCCGGCGCTCCAGCGAGCGACAAGCGACCCGGCGGCTCGACTTCCGGCGACGACTTTGATTTCGACGGGGCGGCCTGATGGGTGCTGGAGCACAATCATGTCAGCTGTCGGCTCTGATACGAGCAGACCTCGCAAAGCTACGCTTGCCTCGACGTGCCCTCGAACATGCTGCCAAGTCGCTCGAGCGGTGTCTACGGAGTACGACAGCACCGATATCCGAGGGATGTCGCCAGCTCCGAGCCTCGAAACGTCGCAAGTCAGCGCAGCGCGGACGGCGCAAGCGGCTGAGATGAGCGACTTGCCGCAGCGGATGCCGGCAAGTAGGATGAGTTCCGCGGGCCGTGAGCTTGGTAGTTGCTCCACATCACCAAACGCGGCCCGCACCTCAGCGTCGTCTGCCAGCTCGAGCAACGGTAGGCCGTCGAGTACCCGGCAGACTGCGCGCTGAAGCGGAGATGCGGTCGTGAGCCCGAAGTAATCCGGATGCGTTAGGACGGTTTCAAGCGTCAGGTCGCTGCGCGCCGATGCCCGCGGGGTCCACAGGTCGACAGCGCGGCGCTTTCTCATTAGAAATTCGCGAGCTCATTGACCATGAGCTGAGCCAATGCCTCGAATTCCGTACGCTTGCCATCCCAGTCATCGACAATCGGCGGCATAAATACAGACCCATAATATGGCGCCTGAGAAAATGAGACGAATACTTCTCGTCCCTTTGGCACATCGCGGACAGCCACCGAATGATCTGGCAATTCCCACGGTCGCCTTTCTGGCAAAACCGTGGTTGTTGCGGCAAGCCTTAGATGCTTCTCAACGAACGCAATGATCGCCTCATCGGTCATGGTGTCCACAAATCGGCTCATGGTCCGATAAGCATTCCCCGTAGCCGCTCCGATTCCAGCTCGTCGGGGCTCGGCGGATGCCCTTTGCGCATTGCTCGCAGAACGCAGGCAATCTCGCGACAGGCCACACGATAGCCCTGGTCGAAGCTAGCGGTGGCCTCATCGGCATGCTCGCCTCGGTTGCCGAAAGCGCCTAGCGCGACGCGGGCCGCAAGCTCGAGGGCATCACCGTCAGCCATGGCTACCATCGCAGAGACCTCGGCGCTATCTCCATTGGCTTTCAGTAGCTCGAGTTGATTCGGGGTCAGGACGGATCTCATTAGTAATATTCTTCCTCATCATCCCAGTAGCCGGCGATGACACCCATCTCATGCGCCTCGAGGATCTGTCTCTCTATGGCGATACGCTGTGCTTCTGATACGGATTGCTTCAATTTGTATAATTCGATGCGCGCCACGTCACGCTCGTCAGTGAGTTGGTCTATCAAATTATGGCGCGGGATTTGTCCAGGGGAGGGGATTATCGGTATGCCGATCATGCTTCCTCCGCAATGAGAGCCAGGTTCCGCTCTCTTACCATCCGATACTCGTGGTACTCCGTCGACCAAATCCTATCGCCGCAGCGCTCATCCTCGACCAGGACGCGAGCTCCTGGTTGGATGTCCGGGTCCATCGGCACGAAGACATGGCTGCCGTCTGTCGACATGCCCTCCTCGAGGCTGAGGAACTTGTCGTGGTAATGGCCAGGCCCCGCAGCGATCACGATAGCCCATTGACCTTGGTTCGGGTCAGGCGCCTTCCGGACCCTTGGGTCATCGCCCTTCAGGGCGTACTCCCATTCGCGCATATCCGGCTTGATGATGCCTCCAGGCGTTCGTTCCTCGACTGCAGCCATATGAATGTCCAGGCGCACAAGGACGTTGTCGGCGGCAGGACGGATGCGTTCTGGGTCGATCATCGCTCTTCTCTCCGATAAATCATCACATCGTTCCCCTGCCCAGAAGCATCGGGCCATTCGGCAAGAATCGCCTCCTCGAACTTGCGATAGGCTTCGGTCATCCTATATCGCGTTTGTTCTTGCGCCCTCATATTCTCCCATAGAATGGGCGCGCCTTGCGCGAAGAGCATCCGATCATCGAATCGCTCTTTAGCGCATTCCTCGAATATAGCATATTGCTTCTTGGCTTCCTCGGGCCAGTGCTCTTCTGGAAGCTGCGCGCGCCAGAGAATCATCCGGCCTCCTTCGATGCAGCGAGAAACTCTCGGATAGCGACAGCAGACACCAAGTCTCCGGTGCAGACCATGCCTTCGATGGTGCGTCGCTCACGGCGAAGACGATGTAGCTCGGCCTCGAGAGGCTCTAGCCTTCGCTCTATCTCCCGATCGATATAATACTCTCGCGAGGAATCCGGTCCATTGTCGTCGCAATCGCACATCACTTCTTCGCTCCTCTCGGCTGAGTCATATCGGCGGCGAACCCATATCCTGACGCCAGCGCAAAGACCAAGTCCCGCGCCCCTTCGCGATGCACCAGGACGACGCCATTGGCCTGCTCTACCTGGACGACGCCGCGCTCACCAGGAACGAAGTTGCTCCACGGAAGGCCAGGCTCCTGGATATCGATAGGGCGAAAGAGGCGAAATTCGGAAAGGGTCACTTGGCCTTCCTGTCGCAATGCACCGCGATATGCTTGTCGTCAAACTCACGCCAGGCGAACGTGTAGTTACATCTGTCGGCCATGGCGCGCAAAGCCTCACGCTCTTCGACAGGGAAGGTGCCATTGTATCCTTGCGGATAGCGATCCAGATGCGACTTCAGATAGTCCGCAGCAGACAAGACAGGCCTTGCCGTTCCTGCTAAGAGCTTCTGCTTTTCAGCCTCAACCTTTTCTTCGAATGTGGTCATCGCTTCACCGGCTCGTCAAACAGCGGCTTGCAGCCCGAGCCGGCGCATGGCCACTCAATGTGGGTCCTCTTCGCTGTCCAGCCTGAACAGCCGGAAAGGCTCAGAATGAGCACAGCGAAGGCCGCCGCGATTAGCAGAGTCATTCCATCGGTCATGACTCCTCCAATCTGCGGGATGCGGCAGCGAGAAGATCGCGCGCAACCAAAAGCTCCTTCTCGTGGTAGCTGACCATAGCTCGAGCAGCTTTAATTTCCGCGTGTGCCAGCATCTCAAGGGCTTCTTCCGCCGTATCCCCAAATGCGACGTCTGCATATCCCTGGCCATGATAGACGTGTCGATCGGTGTCGCTCGTGAAATATCCCGCGTCCCAGCTAGCCACCCAGACCAGCTTGCGCCCTGGCTCTGAGCCGCGGGCTACCCGAAGAAGAGCCACGCTCTTTTCCGGAAACATTCTGATGATTTGGTCAAGCGTCATTACTTCCTCGTGTCGATTTGGGTTGACGTGTCATTGGCATCGGGTGTGCTTTCTGCTTGCTGGCCGGCGTCCAGAGCTCCAGAAGCCGGCTGCCCCAGCAGAGCTAGAACCTTCTCCCGCTCAGCTCGCAGGGCGCGAAGCAAGTCGTCGTCGGGGTCGTTCAAGGCGCGGCGTATCTGCTCGAACTTCGGCAGGTCGAGCTGCTGCTCAAACTCGCGCACCTTGGCCCATGTCGATGTGACCACGCGCGTCGCGTCAACTTGCTCGCGTGGCTCGCCTGTATCCAAGATGTCGTCAAGCACCCGCATTGACTTCATCATTAGATTGTCAAGGTATTGCCGAGGAGTCAATAGCTCTCCTCGCTTTACAATCGGCGGAAGGGTAGGCGCGCGCGCGCGGGTGACGGCCATTAGAGCTCCACCGCCGATTCGTGCAGCTCTATTGCCCACGAAAATGGGCCGCCGCCGTACGATAGCTCCCACAGGAAAAGAAAGAATGCCTTGAGCGTATAGGCCACATGATGACCGCTTTCTGCCCCTGTCGAATCAGATGCGCAGCGACCTTCTCGGCGACCTCTAGCCGAGTAGGCATCGAGAGATAGCCTCGCGTTGTCGTCACGATGAAGTCGCCTGTCTTCTCCGGAATCGGGAATACCTGAAGGGTCATGGATATCTCTCCTCGCTCATGTCGTCGGCTGGATTTTTAATATACCAGTTTCTCGGGTCGTCAGGGCTCGGGGCATACCAATTTACATGCCCCTCGCAATGCGTGACATTGATTCCCGGATCTGGCGTTGTCGAAGAGACAAATCGTTGCGGCGTGACTTTGCCCCAGCATGGCCCTCCGAATGAATGCTGACACCATTCCGGCGGCCTTTCCGGTCCATGCCATCTGCCAATTGGCGGGCCAGGATCCGCGTACATTTCTTTATGAATCCGGTGAAAATTTCGGACAGCTTCCGTCATATAGCTTCTCACGGATGCCACCTTTCAGATTCGTCGTCGAATGCCGCATGCAAGTCGCTCGTCTCGGCGTGATGCCGCCTGGCTAGCTCCGCGTCTTTCAGCTTGCGTAATGCTGCCTGGTCAAGAATGCCGGCGGAGATGAGCCCGTCGCGCCGGAAAGCTCGGTCGCAGCCCTCGAGGAAGCGGTCGTACTGAATCCGATCTCCCTCGCGCAATGCATCGATCGTCACGAAGCCGGTAATGCGGCCGAGACCCATAATCCGATCCGACATGACTCGCTGGAGCCTGTCGCGTTTCTTCCCGTCCTCCCAGCCATTCTCGAGTGCTCGCTTTATGAGCTGCCTGATTGCCGTCTCCTCGTCCTGTTCCATTGTGCCTCCTATATCGGTCTGAGTATGCTGCCGGCTATCTTGGCAATGTCCGCCGGGATCGCCGACCTGGTCTCGTGCTCGATCGCCCCTGGCGCCTTGAGCCCTCCCGGCTTGCGGGCCTGCTCGATGACCCATTGTCTCGCCTTACCCGGCCAGCCGGTACGTTGCTGCCCTGCCCCCTTGCCGATGGTCCAGTAATTCACGAAGGCGTCTAGCTCGGCCCGTACTGCCACAGGATTGGCTCCTAAGCGCTCCGCGAGCTGCCGGACGACTCCCAGCCCGTCCAACTTCGAAACGAGGTCTAGCGGGCAGCCAGAGGCCTTCCAGGTGCCATCGTCCTCCGGGGGCTGCTCTGGCTCTGCCTGTTTGGGCTCCTGAGCGGGCACCACCACGCGCGCTCGCGCGCTCCGGTCTGGTGGTACGTCTGTATTTGTATTTACGTCTACGTCTATATGGGCTGACAGTGCTGACTTTTGCTGACCGGTTTGACTGTCATTGACAGGTCCGGTTGACACGCATGTCGACTTGCCCGACGCGCCCTGTCTCTTTCTGAGGCGAGAGGCCCGCTTATACTCCCGGTTCTTGGCGCGTCGGTCCTCTTCATTGCGAAGATTGTTCCACTTTTCCCATGAAGGAACGTGGTACTGATAGGCGCCTTCCGAGACCAGGCGGCGCCCATCCTCGGCTTCGGTGCGGCTCTTCGAGTCAGGTCGCATGAGCCATTCAAGAGCCTTCCCAAAGCGCTCCTCGGTCATGCCGATGACGGCCGATACGTAGGTCGGATGGAGCTCGACGGTCGAGTCTACGGCGTTCGCGATGACGAATCCCCAGACCGCGAAGACGTCTGCTCCAGCGCCGTACATCGAGCCCTTGTACATCTCCGCGAAAGCCTTTCCATACATGAGTCAGGAGACTAGCCTGACGGTCAGCATGTGTCAAGTCGTCTCGAGTGGTCAACCAGTCGATTCATTTTGTCCCCACCTTGTGCGCAGTATGCCCACATCGGCCACAAAGACTGTTTGACATATTGGCAATGCATAGCCATGCTATTTCCCGTGATGTCCGTTCCCGCCGTTGCTCGAGCCGTTCGAGCGCAGCTTTTTCTTGAGGACCGGCCTTTGGCTGAGTTGAAGGCGCGCGTCCTCATTGCGAGGAAGGCGCTCCAAGAGGCTCAGGCGCTCGACGACGACGAACGCATTCGGGTCGCCTGGGACAGGCTGCGAGAAGAGCTGGCAGCGTGGCGAGGGGCGACCGGGTTTCTTTCGTAGGGTCATAATCGGACGCTCCTTGCGAGAGAGACGAGCCATTCAGCGAATAATGGCGGCGTGCGCTGCTTCATCGGCTTCGAAGCAACTGGCAACCGCTTCAGCTGGCGCGGGCCGGTGCACACGCAATGCGTCGGATCGCGGCGCTTCTGTCTCTGAATGTCTCGCGCGACGCGCCACTTATCGACGCCAACGATGTAAAGCCATGTCGGCTTAACGCACGGATGACCCCAATCGACTTGCTCGACGTGATACGTCCAGCCATGGACATCGCCGATTTCCCCAGGCTTCGGGAGCTGCATATGATCGAAGAGGGACGAAAAGGCAGGGTGTTCAAGCACTCCTCCGAAACGCTGCACCTGCACGACTGCGCGAGGTCCACAGCTCGCGTCCTGCTTCGTGCACAGGTGCCGCAGCTTCGACCACGGGCCGCACGGTGGATGCGCGACTACCGGATGCGGCCCGTCGTAAAGCCGCGCATCGCGCGATTCATCCCAGCAATCGACGCCTTTCATCTTCGGATATGGTCCGCGCGGATCGATGTAGAGAGCGGCGACGGTTCGTAGGGTCACAGAAACCGCCTAATCGCCATACTGCTGCCGTCCTCGATGCATG